TAATAACATACGATTACGAGTAGAGACATGCGGAGATGCTACAAATGAAATAGACATAGTAGGAGATACAAACAAAGAAGGTCAAAGAGGTCGTATTCATAGTACAAAAGGAATAGTTTCTGCTTTATCTGCTACAGACTTTAAACAACCAAAACAGATTGCAGCTAAAAGAGGAAGAAACTTAGATAACCCAAGCGACAGAAGAAAAGGTATAGAATTTAATCAAAGGCTTGAAATAAACAAAGAAGGGGTAAGTAACACCTTAACCTCTGTACAGAAAGATAATTATGTAATAGGCGATTATAGAAATGATGAAGGATATAGACAAAGAGCAAATGGAGATGCACCATGCTTGTCATCTCGTAGACACAGTGAAAAAGATATAAGTACTATGCCTCCCATTGTAAACTCTATAAGAAGATTAACACCAATAGAGTGTGAAAGACTTCAGGGGTTTCCTGATAATTGGACTAAACAAGGGGTCAGTAGCTCTATATCAGACTCACAAAGATATAAAATGTGTGGAAACGCAGTAACAGTTGATGTAGTAGAGGCTGTTGGTAAAAGAATAAAAAAACTATTGTATGATTAAGCAGCTCACTCTTTTTGAAGAAAAATACTTTCTACCATTTGAACCGATAAAACATTGGAAGTTTGAAACAGAAATTGTTGAGCATATAGACCTAAGATATAAAATAAACAGAAGGGCTGAAATTATAGATTGCGAAAAAAATAAACAAATAAAACCTATAAAGGCAAAAGGATATGCACAGGTTAATTTAAAAGTAAATGGTAAATTTAAAACTTTTAGAGTGCATAGATTAGTAGCTTGTACCTTTTTAGAAAATAACAATAAATTAAAATTAACAGAGGTAGACCATATAGATGAAAATAAACTAAATAATGAAGTAATAAACCTTCAATGGTCGACTCGGTCAGATAATGCTAAAAAAAAGATTCATACTAAACAATTTGAAATGTTTTAACAAACAACTAATTTTTTTATTATATAAATGAATAATCAATTTTTTTCAAATGGCAAGAGGAGGTAAAAGAGAAGGAGCAGGTAGAAAATCTAAATCAGATGAGGTATCTCTTATAGAGAAACTTACACCACTAGAACCCTATGCTTTGGAGGCTTTAGCAAAGGGAGTAAAGGAAGGAAACTTTAAGTTTGTACAGCTCTACTTAAATTACTATGCAGGTAAACCTGTAGAGAATAAGAATATACAACTCACAGAAGATATTCCAATATTTGTAGATTGATGCTGCCTAAGAAAACTACAGCAGTAAATAAACTCAGAGAGTTAAAACAAAGAATAAAAGTTATCAGAGGAGGTACTTCTGCTGGTAAGACTATAGGCATACTTTTGATTCTTATAAATGATGCCATAAAGAATAAAGGAAAAGAAATAAGTGTAGTAGCTTCTACTATACCAAGTTTAAGAAGAGGCTCTCTAAAGGACTTTCTAAGTATCATGCAAGGTCTTGGTAGGTTTGATGAGAGTAAGTTCAATAGAAGCCTTCTAAAGTACACCTTTAGCAATGGTAGCTATATAGAGTTCTTCTCAACAGATATGCCTGAGAAACTAAAAGGAGCAAGAAGGACAGACCTGTTTATGAATGAGTGTAACAACTGTAGCTTTAGCAGCTATCAAGAACTATCTATAAGAACCTCTGGAGATATATGGCTTGACTATAATCCTGTCAATAGGTTTTGGGTAGACAAGGAACTCATAGGGCAGCCTGATACAGATTACATAACGCTTACCTACAGAGATAATAATAATTTAAGTGATTCTATAATTAAGGAGCTTGAGAAAGCAAGATTAAAAGCAAAGACCTCAACCTATTGGAAGAATTGGTGTAGAGTGTACCTGGATGGTCTTACAGGAAGTCTTGAGGGAGCTTGTATATCTGATTGGAAAGAAATAGATAACATACCTGTAGAGGCTAAATTACTTAGTTATGGCATGGATTTTGGATATAGTGTAGACCCAACAACCTTAATTGCACTGTATAAGTGGAATGATGCTTACATATTTGATGAGGTCCTGTACAAGAGAGGGATGTTAAATATAGAGATAAGCAGGTATCTAAACCAACACAATATCAAGGAAAACATAATAGCAGACTCAGCAGAACCTAAGAGCATATCTGAGATTTCTCAGTATGGTCATAACATATATGCTTGTACTAAAGGCAGAGACTCTGTTATCTATGGTATCAATCTTATAAATCAGAATGAGATATATATAACTGCAAGAAGTAAGAACCTTAAAAGAGAGCTGCAAGGTTATGTGTGGTCAAAAGATAAAGAGGGAAACACCCTGCAAAAACCATCAGGAGAGCACCCAGATTGTTTAGATAGTTGCAGATATGTACTAACAGATGTATTAGAAAATCCAAACAAAGGACAGTATTTTATTTACTGATTTGTTTGTTAATAAAATGTTTATTAGATTTACATTGTAAAACAATTATAATGAAAGATAAACATCATCCTTTTGAAAATGAAATATTTAGTCATTTTAGAAAAGAACAAGCTGAAATAGACAAAGCTATATCTTTATTAAAAAGGCATGGTTATTTTATCTATAAAAAACAACAAGTAAAATAAAACAACATGAAAACAAGAGTAGAACAATTAATTACAGGTCATTTTAGAGTACATTGGAAAGATGGACAATACAGAGGAGGTTATAGAGACTTCCCTACATTAGATGAGGCTAATAATTACAAGACAATATTAGACACTCAAGACTTAATCAACTCCCAACAAGAGGGGTACAATAGTATAATGAAACATTTAGAACTATGAGAATAAAAACAATTACACCTAGACAAAACAAAAAGAACCTGAGAAAGTTATTTCTTGGGTTTTGCTTTATTGTAGTTTATTCATATCTTGGTATTATAGGTTTAACTACTGTGGTAAGATGGGTAATAAATTAGACAAGCCATTATGGCAAAAGAAAAGCAGGTGTTGGGATAACTTTATAAGAGTCTATCCTGTAGCACTGAGCAAAGGACAAAGACCTGATATAAGACTAGAAATAGAGTTTCAAGGTCAGTACAAGGAAGGAAAAGAGATTTATAAACAAACAAAAAAAGGAAGGTATGAAATAGCAAAAAAGATAGATGAGGTCTATGAGTGGCTGTATGAGAATTACAGTCATAAATTTAGACAGAGACATGGAGCTCATTATAAGAGAAAACATTTTTCATTTGATTAGTAAAGACCCTCAAGAGATTGGGGGTTTTTGTTTTATACAAATTCTTAGTAATTTTATTATATAAGTATGAAGATTAAAATACCTGTTCCTGAAAGTCTCTCAGAGATGACTTTAGAACAATACCAAAAGTTTGAAAAGATAAATACTGAGGAGAATCAAGGTTCTAACTTTCTTCTTGAAAAGATGGTAGAGATATTCTGCAACCTTCCTTTAAAAGATATAGCTACAGTAAAGTTTACTTATGTCCAAAAGATAATCAAAGAGCTTAACAAAACATTTATGTCTAAAACTCCTCTAATAAATACTTTTGTTATGGATGGGGTAGAGTATGGATTTATACCTAAGCTAGATGATATAACCCTGGGAGAGTATATAGATATTGATAACAATATAAAAGATTGGCAGAATATGCACAAAGCAATGAGTGTTCTATACAGACCAACTAAGCTAAAAAAAGGAGATAGATATCAAATAGAAGATTATACAGCAGAGGAAAACCCTGAACTAATGAAGCAGATGCCTTTAGATGTAGCTATGGGTTCGCTGGTTTTTTTTTATCTTTTACAAAAAGAATTGTTAGAAACTACCCTGAACTATTTGACCAAGGAGATGGAGGACAGTCTGACTTCGGAGCAACGGCAAATTTTGGAAAAAAGTATGGATGGTATCAATCTCTCTGGAAATTGGCTCAGGGAGATGTTACCCAGCTTGACATAGTTACAGAATTAAATTTACATAAATGCTTAATGTTTTTATGTTTTGAAAAAGAAAAGACAGAAATAGAATTAAAAAGAATTAAAAAATGAAAGCCTTCTATGATGTAACAAACCAAATCAAGACAGCTCTTGCAGCAGAACCTTTTGTTAAGACTGTTACCTTTGGAGAGCTTTCAGATGTAGACTTAGGGAAGCAGACTATATTTCCTTTAGCTCACTTGATGATTAACAATGCTACAGTAGGAGAAAAGATAATTACTTTCAATACTTCTATTATCTGTATGGACATAGTAGATATAAGCAAGGATGAGGTTACTGATATATTTGTAGGTAATGATAATGAGCAGGACATACTCAATACTCAACTTGCAGTCCTTACAAGAGTTCTAAACCAATTCCAAAGGGGAGACTTGTATGTAAACAAATTTCAGATTAATGAAGATGTAGGCTGTGAGCCTTTTGTAGATAGGTTTGAAAATAAACTTGCAGGATGGAACGCAACCTTTAATATATTATTACAAAACGAAATGACAGTCTGTAGCTAATGGAATACCAAGAGATTAAAAATATATTAAAACAGTTTGCTGAGAGTGTTAAAAAACAAGCTATAGGAAACCTAAGAAGAAACAAGAACAATAGGTTTATGACAGGGTCTTCAAGTGGTAACTTAGAAGGAAGTTTAGACTATAAACTAAATGAATATCCTAACAGCTTAAACTTAGAGTTCTCTATGCTTGATTATGGCTCATACCAAGATGAGGGAGTAAGAGGTAGTAAGAGCACTTACCCACAAAGTAGAAATAGTAGGTTTGCTTATTCAGGAGGTAAAAAAACAATAGCTTACAAATCATTAGATAAATGGATGGTTAAAAAGAATCTAAAAGGAATAAGAGATGCTAAGGGTAAGTTCATATCTAGAAAGAGTCTAAGATATTTAATAGCAAGAAGCATATATCAAAAAGGAATTAGAGCAAGTAATTTCTTTACAAGACCTCTGACAGATAACTATCTCAAACTACCTGAGGAGTTTATAGATGCCTTTCAATTAGATTTTGATGAGTTTATTGACCAGATTAATTTAACACAGTAGAAATGAGTAAGCTAAACGCAAGGAGTCCTTTTTATATAAACTACAGTACACCTACAGCTCCTGTTGTAGCTTATGATTGTACAGTAGCAAATCTTACAGGCTTTGCTGTAGACCAAGAAGGTGTAATTACAGAACCAAATGTAGAAAGAGGAGTTTTTAAAAGTTTTACAAGTTCTGCTGGAGATTTTGCAAATGATAAATTTGCTACAGTAAGCACAGATACTTCAAGAACTATTACAGTTACTATACAAATACCAACAGGGTTTTCTAACAGCTCTGATGGTACATTTACTTGTACAGCTACAGCTACACAAATAGCTAAAGTTACCTCAGGTTCTACTCCCTCTTGTATTCCTGGTCCAACAACAAATGGAACTATATCTACTCAGACAATAGCCTCAGGAGGAAACACAGTAACCATAGACCTTACTGCTAAGTTTAACAATGCAACTAAATTCTCAGTTTTTAATTATCATCCTGCTTTGTTTAATGCAGTTGTAAGTGGTACAAATCTTATTTTAAGCTCAGGTAATTCAGGGGGTTCAGGTAATGCTTATGTCAGAGCAAATGATAACGGAATTAATACTTGTTCTGTACAGCAAAGAGTGCCTGTTACAGTAACAGTATCTTCTGCTTTAGATTGTACAACAGCAAACCTAACAGGAGGCACTGCAACAGCAGCAGGAGCAGTCACAGAACCAACACTAATTGGAGGTACTATTGCTTCTTTCTCTTTAGACTCAAGTGGTTCTCCTACAGCAACTTCTGTAACAGAAAATACAGGTTCAGCTTCTCGTAGTGTTACAGTGTATTTTAATATAACAGTAGGCTCAGAATATACAAACGCAGGAGCAACTCTTGTCTGTCCAAAAGCAATCTTACAAGCAGGAACAGCTTTACCTACATTCACTTGTGATATAGCAGGACTATCAGGTCAAGGTATATTTACTAATGGACAGATTAACGTAGGTAAAGCAAGGGTAGGAACTATCACTGATTATACCCTTGTAGGAAGCACTGAGAAATCATTTACGGAAGTAACTACAGCAGTTACAAGAAATGTATCTTTTACAATTACACCTCCTGCTGGAGAGTATTCAAGTGATTCTGCAATTGTTTGTCCTAATTCAAGTGGACTCCCTATAGTACAACAACCTGCATCTGCTACCTGTGGAACTGTTCTTTATTTTGGTAATGATAGAGGAGAAGTAGATGAATCAGATTTCTGTCAGAGTGGAGCAGCATACCCAAGAGAGTTTAAGGTCTTATCTTCTGCACCAATTATAAGACAAGCTAAAGGTCATACTGTATGTTATGCAGACCAAGACACAAACGCAGCTCAAGGAGTATTTCAAGGAAATGATTTATATTATGTGGTAGATATATCTAAGAATTTAACAGACATAACACAAAGAGCACTATCTAACACTCAATTTAATGCATTTATATTATGGAGAGTTAACAACGGAATTATACAAGAAGTCTGGGAGTGGAACTGTAGTGCAGGAGGAGATGGAAGTGGAAATCAAATACAATAACAATGGCAGCAACTCTTAAATCAGTTACATTACAAATCTATATATACACAGGTACTTCTGGAAGTTACTCTGCAAGTGATTTAAAATTCACTCTACAAAAAGAACTTATTACAGGGCACTCTAAAATAATATTTGAGATAGCAGAAATGGTAAGAGACTACATAAGTGTAAGTTTTAACAATGACTACGTTTCTAATACAGTTTGGGTAACTACTATAGCTAATTTATTTGATGAGACAGGAACTATATTTAGCTTTGGAAATCCTGTAACAAATACCTACTTAGCTTTTGATTCTTATGGATATTTTGAAGATGAGATAAACCCTCAAGGTAACGTTTATGACCTTATTACTACATCTAATATTATACTACCAAAAGACACTGCTGGTAAATTACCTGTATATGCAGCAAGTACAGGAAGTGTGGTTATAAACGGAAGCTCTACTTCTATTACAGACAATGGAAACTCTAATCAAAAAATACAATACATAACTATACCTGCTAACAGTTCTACTATACTTGTTAAAGACAGTGGAGGTACAACCAAAAAAACCATTACAGTCTCTACAGAATGTCCTGATAAGTTTACACCTTACAAGGTTACATTTGTAAACAAACATGGAGCATTTCAAGACTTGTATTTCTTTAAGAAATCAGTAGAATCTTTTAGTGTTACAGGAGATGAAAGTTTTAAAAGAAATACTGTAAGTACAAGTACTGTTACTTATAACACCTTTGAAGGACAAAAGGAAAGATTTAATGTTAATGCTCAAAGCAGCATACAATTAAACACAGGCTATATACCAGAAGATTTAAAATCAGCAGTAGAGGAACTGTTTATCTCTGAGAATGTATTTATAAGATACGAAAGTAAGACCCTTCCAATTATACCAAAGACAAAATCATTTACACACAAGACAAGTCTAAATGATAAACTAATAAATTA